AGAAGAAGTTAACAGACAATCGATTCATTAAAGCGTATACAGTACTAGGAGATTCCATATTATGAGATGCCAATGTTGTGATAAAAACCTAAATGACTATGAGTCTACCCGTAAGAGTGTGTCAACTGGAGAGTACTTAGACATGTGTAACAAGTGTTATTCCACTATCAGTGACGATCTATTAAGCGAGGTACGATATGACTTATACGACGGAAATGAAGAAGACGAACATGAAGAAGGAGACTACGATGAAGAATACAATTAAAAAGATTGACAAGGAAATGACTCTGTGGTATACTATCTATAGAGTTATACTAAGTAGTCTTAAGTAGATTTATATATTATTGTTTTTTATATAAGTATCTAAGTAGTTAAACTAATAAGGTGATTACCATGAGTTGCAATAAACACGATGAAGAGATGGTCTACCACTTCATGATCCAGGATGCAGTAGATTTCATTCAGTTGTATGGTGTCGATAAGGTGATGGATGATATCTATGCATGCTATCACTTGCGGATGAAGAGGCAGGAAAGCCAGGAGGAATTACCTTGGGTAGCGTAAACAATGAACCAGTAGCGTGGATGCAAGTTAGTGCAATTGATGGCACTCCTATGAAGGCTAGTTTAGTTCAGACATGGGATGACGATATTCCACTTTACATCCATCCAGCAAAGACACTAACAGATGAGGAAATAAAAGACATTGGTTATCAATATTGTGAGTTTGGTTTAAACATTCCAATGATTAGAACAATACTAAGAAAGGCACAAGGTGACTGAAAATAACTTCTTAAAGCATATACCATGTAATAATTGTGGGTCTAGTGATGCTAACAGTTTATACGACGATGGTCACCAGTATTGCCATGTGTGTCACACTCGTATAGCAGCCCCTAGAGCAACGATGGAAGACATGGAAGGGCTAGGTATCTACCTAGATAAACAAACTCAACAGCGAGGCTCTATGCAAGTCCTAGAGGTATTTAAAAACACAGAGGCAGTACATGTAGCAGAACGTGGTATCAGTAAAGCAACTATGCACTTCTTTGGTGCAGGATCTGATGGTAAGAATTACTACTTTCCCTATTGCGATGCAGCAGGAAAGACTGTAGCAGCCAAGACTCGGTCAATGACTGAGAAGCAGTTCAGCGTACAGGGTGACTGGAAGAGTGCGACCATGTTCGGTCAGCAGAAGTTCACTCCAGGTGGTAGGGCTATCACGATTACCGAGGGAGAGTTCGATGCCTTGGCAGTCTATCAGTTGACAGGGTCTAGGTTTCCAGTGGTGTCTGTTCGTAACGGTGCGTCCGCAGCATTGAAGGATTGTCGTGCCAGCTATGAGTATCTTGATAGTTTTGAGAAGATTGTAATCTGCTTTGACAATGATGATCCTGGGCAGCAAGCAGCCAATCAAGTAGCAGAATTGTTTGGTGCTAAGGCACACATATTCAAGTACCCTACGAAGGATCTCAAGGATGCGTGTGATTACTTGTCTACGAGTAAGACGAAGGAGTTCGTGGATACATGGTGGAATGCAGAGAAGTACGTACCCGATGGGATTGTCTCAGGATCTACGCTGTGGGATCTAGTCAATCAGGCAGAGGAGAAGGCAGAAGTAATGTATCCCTATGAAGGGATCAACGATCTAACCTACGGTATCAGACTAGGTGAGTTAGTAACAGTAACTGCAGGATCAGGACTAGGTAAGTCTCAGTTCTTACGGGAGATTGTGTGGCAGATCCTCAGTAAGACAGAAGATAACATTGGATTGATGTTCCTGGAGGAGTCGGTTAAGAAGACAGCAAAATCATTGATGGCATTGGCAGCAAACAAACCCTTACATCTACCCGATTGTGAGGCAACAGACGAGGATATAAAAGATGCGTTTAATAGAACACTTGGCACAGATAGGCTGTATTTGTTTGATCATTTTGGTAGCACTTCCGTTGATAACATTGTCAATCGTGTGCGGTTTATGGCTAGGGGCTTGGATTGCAAATATATTTTCGTTGATCATGTTAGTATTATCGTAAGTGCTCAGGAGTCAGGAGACGAGCGTAAGGCAATCGATGAGATCATGACTAAGTTGCGTATGCTGGTGCAAGAGACAGGCATTAGTCTGTTCGTGGTGTCTCACCTCAAGCGTCCTGAATCTAAGGGGCATGAGGAGGGCGCAGCGACTTCATTGGCACAGCTAAGGGGTTCAGGTGCAATCGCTCAGTTAAGCGACATGGTGATTGGTTTAGAGCGTAACGGGCAGCATACTGATGCGATGGAGAGGAACACGACTTATGTTCGTATCCTAAAGAATCGATTCAGTGGGTTGACTGGATTAGCATGTCGATTGTTGTACAACAGAATGACAGGCAGGATGACAGAGTTACCACCAGAGGAGAATAACCTATGATTATTAAATTTGATTGCGTAGATGTTAAACAGATCATTGAACAATATTTAGATGAGCTGGTCTACGGCGTAGCAGACATGAGCGTTGAGGTTGTCGTTGATAATGATACAATAATCACGTGCATCATAGAGAAAAAGGAGAGCAGCTGATGAGTGTGAAGATAAAGCCTAAAGATATGAAGGCTGCTTATAGAATGTTTACTAAAGAACCTTGGAGTAATAAGAAAGCATTACCAAAAATGTGGCAAGCTGCTTGGGAGATGGCAAACGATGCAGTATTTTGTAACCATCACTACGGATATTATGAACCAGAATATCCAGTGACTGAGTATGGAGATGAAGACGACCATGTAGGATGTTATTCGTATCCTAATTGTGATATAGATCCTAACGGATGTTGTGTGTTAAATGGCGATGATGCTGAACCTTATGGACATAGAGACTAATATGAAAAAGATTTTACTTGCAGCAACACTGATTCTAGTGTATAATAATAGTATGGCATGTACGACTACAACGATTGTATCGGGCGGTAAGTACGTTGTGTGTACAGTGTGTCCTAATTCTACGGTGTGCGTATGATTCTACTGAAGTGGGCTGGCACTATACTCTGCTTGATAGGTATTGCTTTGACTAGCTTTAATATCTATCCTGCGAATGTAGTGTTCGGTCTAGTAGGGTCTGCACTATGGACACTAGCAGGTTTCTTGCAGCGAGATGTACCACTCTTCCTGGTGGAGGCAGTGGCAGTAATCATTTATTTTGTAGGCATGGTGACATGGCTAATTAACTAAGGAACAATATGAGTTTGATTCAACTACCCAAAGTAATCGAGTTAGTAAACACTTTATCTTTTAAAGTCAACGAGTTAGAGCAGGAAGTTAAGAAGCTTAAGCAAGAGATTGCTAAGCAGCCAGTATCTAAACCAGCAACAAAGAAGAATGATTAAGATTGTATTTTGGTTCTGTGTTGGAGCACTTGGAGGATATACATTGCACAAGGCACAGCATACCTTAGACCTAGTAAAGTGTCCAAGCTATACCACTAAGCATGCTACATGGGTAGGGTATGTATCCTTTAATCATGATGAAGTACGGTGCTTTTGGCTAGAGAATGAACATCCCAGGAGAGCAAGAGCAGAGCCAAGAGTTAGACATGGGAGAACAGAATGAGCTTTACAATATATGAACCTAGTGGCACAATGTTTATTCAATGGTTCTTTAATATGGATGAACTTATTAAATCGATGTTAAAGAATCCAAAGAATGTATATCATCGAAACGAATAATGGAAACAGGAAATGATTAAGTCGCCTTGTATAGGTAAGTGTACTTATGATATCACTATCATGGGATGCAACGATTGCGGTAGAAACAAAGAAGAGATCAGTACATGGTATACTATGGACGATGTACAGAAGCAGAAAGTCTTGGAACGAATAGCTAACGAAAGGTGTGGTGGAAAGGATGAAGATAGTTCTAGACATAGAGACTAATAGTAAACACAATAAGATTTGGTTAGCAGTAACTAGAAACATTGACACAGGAGAAGTGAAATCGTGGAAGGAAGCAAGCGGATTACAAAAGTATTTGGACAGCTGCGATTTGATTATCATGCACAACGGAATCTGCTTCGACGCTCCAGTTCTGAGAGAGACATGGAAGACTTCGATAATGCCGAGCCAAGTGTGCGACACGCTCGTGTTAAGTCGCCTACTAAGTCCAAGCCTAGAGGGAGGGCATAGCCTAGATGCATGGGGTAAGCGATTAGGTTTTCCTAAAGGTGAGTTCAGTGATTGGGATGGAGGCTTGACTGCAGAGATGGAAGAGTACTGTATCCAGGACACACTAGTAACACAGAAGTTATATGAACACTTAACAAGTGAATTGAAGTCTAACAAATTTGACCAAAGGAGCATTGATCTTGAGCACAAAGTCCAAGCCATCATCGCAAAGCAAGAAAGAAACGGTTTTAAGTTGGATGAAGTGGCAGGTATTACTCTTCTTACAACGCTGCAGAATAAGCTGGCTGTTATTGAAGCTGAACTTCAGAGTATCTTCCCAGCGAAGACAATTGAAAGAGTCTCAGAAAAGACTGGCAAGCCCCTCAAAGCCAAGGTCGAAGTCTTCAACCCAGGCAGTCGCAAGCAAATCGGTGAGAGGCTCATCGACAAAGGGTGGAAACCCAGCAGGTACACGGAAACAGGTCAACCGATCGTCGACGAAGGGACGTTAGACGGAGTAGATATACCTGAAGCCAAAGCGATCAATGAGTATCTAATGCTCCAGAAGAGAGTAGCTCAAATAGAATCGTGGCTTAAGGCAGTGGGAGAGGATGGTCGAGTACATGGTAAGGTGATTACTAATGGTGCAGTCACAGGACGAATGACGCACATGTCACCTAACATGGCACAAGTACCAAACAGCGGAAGCCCTTACGGTGAAGACTGTAGGGATCTATGGATTGTAGAGAAAGGATATAAGTTAGTAGGTATCGATGCTTCAGGACTGGAGTTAAGAATGCTTGCTCACTATATGAAAGACGATGCATACACAAGTGAAGTCGTTTCAGGTGACATCCACACAGCAAATCAAAAAGCTGCTGGGCTTGAGACACGAAACCAAGCGAAGACCTTTATATATGCATTCCTCTATGGCGCAGGGGATGCCAAGATCGGGACGGTTGTTGGTGCTGGAGCGAAGGAAGGGAAAGAACTTAAGTCTCGTTTTCTTAAGAACACTCCGTCGCTTGAGAAGCTTAGAGAACAAGTTAGCAGTATCGCTCAGAGATCGGGTACGCTACCAGGTCTTGATGGACGCAGAGTACAGGTTAGGTCTGACCACGCAGCACTTAACACTCTACTCCAGAGTGCGGGTGCGATTGTTATGAAGCAAGCGTTAGTTCTCTTGAATGATGAACTACGCAGGGCTAAGATTAACTACAAGTTCGTAGCTAATGTGCATGACGAATGGCAGATTGAAGTAGAAGAAGCAAGAGCAGAAGAGGCAGGTAAGCTTGGTGTCTTAGCTATTCAGAAGGCAGGTAAGGTACTGAAGATGCGATGTCCTCTTAGTGGTGAATATAAAGTAGGTAACTCATGGAAGGAAACACATTGATGGAAGAAATTAAACAAGCAGTACTAGTGCTCTTGCGACAAGGAAAGAATCTTTCTACCATACAGGGAGATTTAATTCGTGTATCAGAAGAACTTAAACTAGCAGGAGTTTACATGCAAGCAATTAAAGAAAGTGATCTGCGACCATGACTAAACTGTACGAAGGAATACCTGAGAATGTAGAGCCACTTGTAGTACTGGGTGATGACAGTGATTACTTAGTTGTGTACACACTTATGACTAATGAGGACACAATCGAGATGTTGGAACGGACGATACGGATTCTTAAAGAAGAAGATTTACAACCCGAAAGGTTGACGCAGCACTAAAATCGTGGTATAATATATGTTGTAGTATTAATTAACTAGGAGAAATAACATGGATACAAGCAAACCTTTACCGATTCAAGCAGACATTTTCTGGGCTAGTCTTACTGAGCCAAACAAGTTGTCAGGAAAGTATCAAGTTGACTTGAGTAATCTAAGTAAGGAAGCTGTACGAGAATTAGAAGCAATGGGTGTGACTGTTAAGAACGATGCTAAGCGACCTGATCAAGGTTTCTTCGTGACTGCTAAGAGCAAGCTCTATCCTATTACTGCAGTAGATGAAGGTGGCAACCTCTTGAATGTGAAGATTGCCAATGGCTCTAAAGCAGTAGCATTGATTAAGACTTATCCCTATAGCTTCCAAGGTAAGAAGGGTGTTGGTGTAGGTGTCAGCAAGTTGATTGTTAAGGAACTGATTGAGTACAAGCCTGAAGGTGTAAGCCTTGCAGACCTGGAAGAAGAAGCTCTCTAATGATGAAAGCCCTGATTGACGGGGACATACTAGTGTATCGCATAGGCTTTGCTTCTGAGAATGAAACAGAGTCTATTGCGATGGCTAGATGTAGCGAGTTCATCGAGGACTTGATTCTCTTCAACGGATTCGGTGAGTACCAAGGATACTTAACTGGTAAGAAGAACTTTAGGAATGAGATAGCTGTTACTGCACCTTACAAGGGTAACCGTAAATCACCTAAGCCTAAGCACTACCAGTTACTGAGGGACTACATGCAGTCTGCTTGGGACTTCACTATGATAGAAGACCAAGAAGCAGATGATGCTATTGGTATCGCAGCATACGAGATGGAAGTAGGTGAGTACTGTATTTGTTCTATTG